GGCTGATTAGGCCGTGGTGAGGCGGTTGAGCGAGGTCGCGCGACCGACAGCGGCACCGAAGAGCAGCGTGGCGGTGACGTTGTAGTAACCGCTCTGCTCCTGGCCCATGAGGACCTGGACGCCGAGGCCGGTGTCGGCGTCGACAGCGTTGGCGACTTCGAAGCCCGGGATTTCGGACATCGGGAGGGCCGAGGCGACGGCGATGGCGTCAGCGCCGCACGAGAAGCCAGCGAGGCTTTCCGCGTTGGCAGGGAGGCTGTTCCACTGGTAGACCGAGGCGCCAGCGAGGGTGCCGATCTGGCCGGAGGTCAGGATGCCAGCACCGAGGACGGAGTTACCGATGATGGTAGCGTCACCGAGGAGGCCGTTGGCGTAGGTCGGGTTCAGGATGAACGCGCGGGGTTCAGCGGCCTTGGCGGCGTCGAGCACGCCCTTGGAGGTGACGACTTCAGCGTAGGTCAGCGCGGCGCCGGTGTTCGTGCCAGAAGCGTAGTTCGCGACGGTGATGAGCGCGCCGATTTCAGCGAGGCACTTTTCGGCGAGCGCGTTGGCGGCGGTCGGGACGAAGGCGTTGGCGAGGAACTGGGCGCCGTACATCTTCACGTCCAGGGGAGCGAAGCGGGACGAAACCTTGAAGTGCTTCAGGGTGACGTTGGCGGCCGTGATGGTCGCGTCGTCCTGAGTGAGGTAGCCGCCGGTCGAGAACTCCGTTGCAGTGGAGGTGCCGATCAGCGGAACTTGGACAGTGCGACCCGAGGCGGACTCAGCGGCGGTGAAGACGCTGGAGAACGCGCGGAGGGCGGGGAGCTTTCCCTTCAGAGATGCGATGACGCTCTCGGCAAGGATGCTAGGGGCAGAGGCAATAGAATTGGCCACGGTAGTATGTTATTTAGGGATTAGGTTTAGGGGGGAAATTAGATAGCCGCCTTGATGATGGCGTGCTTATGAGCGGCGAAGTATTCGTTGCGCTCTTTGCTGCCGACGGGCAGGGACATGAAGGTCGCGAGGTGGTCGACGGCCTCGGCGGTGGGCTTGCCATCCGCGGGGCTGAGTTCGACCGGGGACACGCCGACGGAGGCCACGATCTTGGCGGCTTCCTTGGAGGCGCTGACCTTGGTGGCCTCGTGCTGCTCGACGAGGGCCTTGAAGGACTCGGACTCCTTGACGGCCACTTCGAGGGCGGCGGTCAGCTCGGCGAGCTTGGCATCCTTGGACGCGGCTTCGACCTTGAGGCTTTCGAGTTCGGCAGAGACGCCGACCGTCATCTTCTCGACAGTGGTGCGGAGGTCGTCGCGTTCGGCGGTGAGGCCAGAGACAGCGGCGGTGGCGGCGAGGAGTTGCTCTTCGATGGTCATCTTAGATTTGCGGTTAATGGAATTAGAACGAACGCAGGGCGTCGTTGAAAGAGTCAGCCAAGCCAGTGACCAAGCCCTGGGCGGCGGCCTGCTTGCCGGAGAAGACCTGGCCTTCCATGGCCTCGGCCTTCACCATCTTGCGCTTCATGTTAACGGCTTCCTTGAACTCGGCGTGGATCGTGTCGACGCCAGCTTGAAGGTTGCCCAGTTGGCCTTCGTCGAGGCTCGTGCCTTCGATGCCCGCTCCCTTGAACTTGCCGGACTTGATGACGACCATCTTGATACCAGCCATCTTGGCGGCTTCGGAGTAGTCAGGGATGGCCATGTAGACGCCGATGGAACCGACGGTGCTGGAGGGGCTGGCGACGACGCGGTCAGCAGCCGAGCCAATCCAATAGGCGGCGGAGGCCATCTCGGAGTCCGTGTAAGCGAGGGTAGGCTTGCCGAAGGAGCGGACCTTGTTGGCCAGTTCCTCGACGCCGGTGACCGTGCCACCAGGGGAAGAGATTTGCAGGGCGACCTTCTCGACATCGGGGCTGGCGGCGAACGCGTCCAGAGCCTCGGAAATTTCGTTAACGTCCACGGCGCCCATCATCTTCTCAAGCGGGGACAGGCCCTTGCCAATCACGCCGACGATGGGGACGATGCCGATGCCGTCGACGACGTAAGGCTTAGGGGCCACGCCGAAGAGCTGCGCAAGCATATCGGTAAAGCCGAACTTCTCGGCGAGGACCGCGTGGTCTTTCGCCTTGGTCGGGTCGATGAGGAGGGGCTCGCGGCCCGACAGTCCGTTGGTGAGGAAACGCATAGGAAATTAGGAAGCGGGTTGGTCGGGCTCCGGGGGAGGAGGGAGGTCGAGGTTGTCAGCCGTGACTTCTGAAATCTGGCTGTTGGCTTGTCCCTGCTGGAGCCAGTTGAAGTCGGGCTTGTAGAGCATCCAAATCGGAATCTTGGCGGTCTTGGCTTTCTCGATGATAAAGGCCATATCGTTGGCTCGTTTGTCCATCTCGGTGCGGAAGTCTAGGCCGCGCTGGGCGTAGAGTTCGGACATGGACAGCAGGCCCATCTCGACGTCGTTGCGGTCGTTGGCGGCATCGCGGCCTGCGTCTACGGTGACAGACTTCGGGGTAGTCCAAGAAACTTCACTCCACTTTGGATCGTCAGGTAGGTCGCCGTCAGCGATACCCTGTCCGATGATGTATCCCCAAGTAGGCACGCAGAAGTTCTCGATAAGCACGGACTGATACTTGCCGAACACGCGAGCGGCCTTGGCCGTGACAAGCCTGATGGACGCACCACCTAGTTTAGAAGGGTCGCTGACAAACTCGTAAGGCAAGATGCCCATGCTGATGTCACGTTCTAGGGCGGCGATGAAACCATTGAAGGTGGCGTTCGGACGGTTGCTCTGGAAGGAGGTCATGTCCTCCCCGGGCTCAAGGGCGATGAGTTTGCCGCCCATCGTGTTGGCGAGGTTGGCGTAGGAGCCTGTGCCGGTCGCCCCGAGCTCGTTGGCCATGTCGCCGTCGAGGATGCCGCCCGCCTTCTTGATGATGCGGGTCACGTCGCCGTTGTCCTTCACGGCCTGCTTTTCGAGGGCCAAGATTTCCATCTCGTCCTGGATGGAGTTGATGGAGTGCTGGAGCAGCGGGACGCCACGGGCGCCGGACGCGTACTCCTGGTCGACCACCATCATCATCGATTGGGCGAGGATCTGGCGGGACGAGCCGTCGGAGCGGTAGATGTTCACGGCGATGTATTCGCCATAGGGACCGAACTGAATACCGTCGTGCATACCCTCGGGCACCTTGCCTTCGAGAGGGTCGCCGACGCGGTGGGCTTCCATCAGCTGGAGTTTGGCTTCCCCGGCGCCGTTACGCACCTTGGCGGCGAAGGAATCACCGTCGCGGATCATGCCGCGGAGAAGGATGGACTGAGCCTGGTAGAACGAGAAGCGGTTCGTGATGTCGATGCGCTTGGCCTTCTCGGCGAAGTAAGCCTCGTAGCGTTCCTGCATCTCAGGGGTCGACGCGTGGCTCTGCGGCTTGATGCCGTCGCCCACAGTGTAGAGGCAGATGTCGGCCAGTATCTGTTTGAAGAGCCCGGAGTTACGCTCGGCCCAGCGGCACTTGCGGACCATCGTCAGGCGGTCGTAAGGAGTCAGGTCGCGACGGAGGTCACGCGGTTCGGCGCCGTAGGCCGCACGGCGGGCACGCGTCACGCCGATGCTCTGCCAATCGCCGTAGGAAGCCTGCGGCTGCGGGGCGGTCGGGGCAGGCGTCACCGGCTTGGGACGCAGGCTGACGGTCTTAATCTTCTTGCGGATGGCCATGGAAATTAGTCCTGACGGTTCTGCCAGTCGGTCGAGATGATCGTGCGACGAGCGCCGTAGGTCGAAGGGTCGAGGCGGCTCAGGGCGAACATGGCCTCGGCGAGCATCTCCTTCGGAGGCATGGCGAACTGCTTGGACGCGGACGAGCCGGAGTCGGAATAGGACATCAAGGTCTTACCTTCGGTGATCATGGAGACCGCCTTGGCTTTGATGTCTAGGAGTTCGCACTCCGTAAGTCCGATAAAGAGTCCAGAGGCCATTTAAACTTGCCGAGAATGGAAGTTAAAAGGGGGGTGCGCCGCCCAGCCCACGCCATAGGTCTCTTCCTCCCACGACACTAAACGACGCACCCTTGCATATAGCGTGCCAAGGGTCATGACGGTTGCAAGTCGGTTTCGGCAGTTTCCCGTCCGGCGATGCCCCAGCGGACCGCGGCCAGAAGGGCGAGGATTTCGCAGTCCATGGCGTGGTTGTCCTTCTTGCCCTGGGGAAGTATCCACATGGGCTTGCCGGTGCGTTTATCCTTTACGCGCACCTCGGCGCTCAGCTGAGAAGCATACTCCTCGGTTGCGTCGATGGCATAGGTCCAGACGCGGCGAGCCCGCAGGCCGTGCAGGAGGTCCTTGCCGGCGGTGGCGGAGTGGACGATCAGGATGGCCCGCTGCGGGATGCCAGGGACGACTATGGACTGCTTCTCGGAATAGAAGCGGCGGGTCGTGTTGCCGGACTTGTCGGTCACGGCGAAGTCGTCGGAGCCTGAGCCCTTGGCCGTCTTCCAATTCCGCTTGGCCGTCTCGCGGTAGACCTCGGTCGTATTGTCGCCGGAGTCGACGAGCACCATGGCATGATGGACGCCGTGCTGCTTGGCGAACGCCTCGACGTTGCCCCATGAGTCGATGCGGGCGAACGCCATCAGACGGCTATGCCCGGTCTTGGCCCATCGGCGGACCGTCACCCAGAAGTGGCCACGTTGGACGTCGACCCCCATCGTGCGGAAAGGGATGCTCCCGGGCACGGCGTCCTTCTGCTCGACGACGCGGGCCTTCGGGGTGATCGCGGCCTCTGCGTCCCAAGGGTCGGCCATCTTGTAGTTGGCGGCCTCAGCCAGCGCCACCATCTCGCCGCCCTCTTCGCTCCAGGGCATGGCCAGCCGTTTCTGCTTAAAGATGCGACGCGGTTCCTCGTCGCCGTATTGGTCGACAGACTCCTTGGCCTTGAGCATCAGGACGCCGAGCTCGCCCCAGCTCATCGTCGCAAGGCTGTTCCAATGCAGGCCGATGTGCCCGGAGTTAGCGGCGACAGATGTAGCCACAAACGTGCCACGCGCGTTAGCCTCAAGGCGGCTGGCGTTCGTGTCGGGCAGATGCGTCCGGCAGGCCGCGCACTCGTAGGTCGTGCCGACGCTGACCTTGTGCAAGTCCCATGTGCCGGTGGCCTTGGCATCCTCGGGGAACCTGATCTGTTCCCAGACCCACGGCTGAAGGTGGTCGCACTTCGGGCACCTCATGTTCCAATCACGCTGGTCGGTCGTCTCGTGCAGCTGATGGAACTCCTGCCCAGCCCTTCCGCCCTGGGATAGGAAGATGCGTTTGCCCATCCATCCGAACGCCGTCACGCGCGCGCTCAGTTCGGCCAAGTGTCCAGGCGGTGCCATCCAGCACTCGTCGGCGATTGTGTAACGCAGGGACAGGCGCTGAAGGTTGGCCTCGTTCCAAATGCCGCGGCAGTAAAGGGTCATGCGGTCGAAGTCCGCCGTCGTCGAGCGGTCGAGGTCGTCACCCGAGAGACGCGCCTTCACGGGCGGGCAGTTGTTCCAGACCGGGCGGAGATAACGCAGGGCGAAGTCCTTGGCCTCGGGGTCGGTGGCCTGAAGCACCATCGTCGGCCCAGGAGCGTTGGCGATGATGTGACAGGTGAGCAGGCGGGCAAAGAGGGACTTGCCCGATTGGATGCTGGCCAAGACGGTGAGGAGTTTCGTCTCGGGATCGGCGGCGATTCGTAGGGCTTCGGCGACCCAAGGCGTGCGCTCAGAGCGGAACGGCCCGGGCATCGGTGAGTCGGGGATGGCGTGGACGTTAAACTCCAGCCACTCGACGACGTCACCCGAGTCTGACGGACGCAGCACGTCCCGACCGACGCGGAGGAGGTCGGCCTTATTCATAAAGCCCTGCCTCCTTCAGGAGACGATACAGCTCGTCGGACAACTCCGACCACTTCCTCGGTTTGCGCTTGAACGGACGCGACGGCTTCGGCATCGGCTTGCGCCTGGGCTTGGGCTTACGCTTCGTCATGGGTCGATAGGTCTGCCTTCACGCGGCGCACCCAAGCCTCCAGAACTTTCACCGCCTTCGCAGGGTTCTCGGGGTTACATCCTTCTGCGACATCGAGGGCGAGTTTGTCGAGGCGGTTGACGATGCCCGCCGTCATCTCGCGCATGGCCTCGGTGGCTTCCTTGGCGGAGATGTAATCCTTCGTCAGGATGAGCCGACGCTCCTGCTCTTCCTCGAGGGCGACGAGCGTCTTGAGTGAGGCGTTATAACTCGACTGATACTTCCCCTGGTTAGGGTCGCCCCCTTCCATGGCGGCCTGCCAAACGCCACGCGCACGACTGACCAAGGTCCGATGCTCGCTGATCGTGTCAGCCAGGGAGCCGTCGTCGAGCTGCGCCGGTGCGGCCTTCGGTGCCGCGGCCCGCTGCACGTTGGCCCGGGCTTCCCGCCACGCCCGAGCCGCGTCGATGCTGTCGGTCGGCATGCCCTCGCGTCGAAGGACTGAGATGCGTTGCGCGGTGACGCCGAGCGCCAAACCCAGTTCTGAGTTGGTTAGAGCCATGGTTTGTTAAACGGCCTGTTTCCTCTCTGTGACCCCACGAAAAACCTTCGTGGTGTCGGGCCA